GACAAATACGAAGGACATACACCCGCACCGTGGACGAATGAATATGATGAGGAACTCGGTGAACACACTATTGAGAGTGGTGATGGGATGGTTGCACAGCGGGTGCTTGGTGTTGATGCACAACTCATAGCAGACGCACCACTTCTCCTTGAAGAGATTGAGCGTTTGCATGAGATAGAGCGTGAGTGGAAACAGTTGTGGTCTAAGTTAGAGGACTATCCCGACATTTGCGCTGAACTAATCTGCTTTATGGAGAGTGAAGAAGAATGACTACATGGACACGATACAAAGACGATTACGGACCGAGAGTTGCACTGGATTTTTCATACAACCCTCAAGCCAAAGATGAACTCAAGGCTGCTTTGCCTTTCCCACGTTGCAAGTGGGATGCAGAGAGAAAGTCATGGTCTGTTAAGGACAATGCAACAGACCTTACAATTGCTTTGAGTGTATTGGAGGGTTTCGGCTTTCACTTCGACCTTGATGTTAATGCTAATCAAAAGGGTGCGGCTGGAGAGATTATCATTGTGAAGAAAGGTGCAGGTTTACTCATGAGTTGGCCCTTTCGCTCTGACTATGCAGACATTAACGCAGTCATCAAAACTGCTGGCAATGGTCGATGGAAGAAGGAGACAAAGCAATGGAGAATACCCATAGCAAACGCTGCTGCTGTAGCAAAAGGATTGCAGCCAATCTATTCTGAGTTGGCTGATGCTATACTCAACACTGAGGGTGTGCAAGACCAAGGAGAAGCGACAGCAAAACGTGTAGAACTTTCGAGTGCAGTAGATGCACCTGCTCTATGGTTACCGGGTATTAAGAGCGCAGAGTTGATTCGACCCTATCAGTGGGTTGCACCAAACATGTTCATGGCTGGTGGACAAAAACGTATACTCATCGCTGATGGTATGGGTTTGGGTAAGTCATTACAAGCCATGCTTTGCTCAGTCGCAGGAGGATTTAGTAAAACACTAATCATTTGCCCAGCAGTTGTTAAAGCAAACTGGGCAAAGGAAGTAAAGAAGTGGACTAATTCTACTGTGAGTATAATCTCTGGGAGAAATGGAGAATATGATGTAAGTGATTTCACCGTTATCAATTATGATATCCTTACTCATCGTATTGATACTCTTCTTAACGATAGGTATGACTGTATCATTATAGACGAGTGCCATAATCTAAAGGACGAGAAAACCAAAAAGTCTATTGCTACGAGAACCTTAGCAAGTGAGTCTTGTGTTAATGGTATCATCTGTCTGTCGGGCACACCTATTCTTAATCGCCCTATCGAGGCATTCCCTGTTCTAAACATGCTCAAACCTACGCATTTTGATAATCGATATCACTTTGGTAAGAAGTATTGTGCAGCGATTCACAATGGACATGGGTGGGATTTCAATGGTGCAAGTAACATTGAGCATAGCGAGGATGGGCAGACAATGCCTCTCAAGCAATTACTCATGGACACTATGCTTCGTCGCACTATGGATGATGAGCGTCTAAGTGGACAGATGCCTTCTCTTATTCAGAATATCATTGAGGTTGAGAGCACAGATAATCATTACGAGATTACTTATCAACACCTTATGAATGAGTGGGACCACTATAGAACAGTCGAGGGAGGAATGCCTCCCGGTTTCGTTCTCAACATGCTCACTGAGTTGAGACATGCAGCAGGATTGAGCAAGGCTGATACTGCTGTAGAGTGGGCAAGTCAATATCTCAAACAGACAGGAAAGTCTCTCGTTATCTTTGCGCACCATAGAGATGTGCTGGATGCAATCTGGGAGAGTCTCAGTTTACTGCATCCCTCTACTCGTCTCATTACAGGAGACACAAGCATGAAAGACAGAGAGGAACATATCCATCACTTCCAACAGGGAAGTGTGGACTTCCTCATCTGTTCAACTACTGCGATGCGAGAGGGAGTGAACCTAGACCACGCAGATACAACACTGTTCGTTGAACGACAGTGGGTTCCTGCATGGGAACAACAAGCAGCAGCCAGAGTTAGGAGAATGACTCAGGAGTCGTCTGTCTGCCAACAAGTGATACTGAGTCTCAAAGACTCAATCGATACTCACTTCGATATTTTACTTTCACAGAAAGAGAGTATTATCAAGGCTGCGCTTGACGGCACAGCAAATGACAAACAAACAATTGCGAAGCACCTTGCTGAGGAACTTCGTGCAGGAAAGAAGGTGATGGAATGAATAAGATAACCATACAAATAGGAACGGGATGCCCCACGGGGACAACAAAACAACACACAAAATATACTTTGGTAACAATACCTGAGGAGTTGGTTGTAGATTTTTGCGAGTTTATACACAATTATGTGCGTGCACAATCAAAGGCAGACCACTGGCAACTGGAGGAAGAAGAATGAACTTTTACGTTGGTGACCCATGTTATGTTATTGATGATGACCGATGGCATGACTTCTGTGAAATGCTTTGGGCAAAAGAAGAAGAGCCGAATAATCGTAACAACCCCCACGGTATAAGATTAAGATGGCCTCTCAGGGATGGCAGTAAAGTAGACGTTCAGGTCTTTGATAGTCCCGGTGGAGACACTTGTTGGAACTTTGATAACCTGTTAGACGACGAAGGGAATAGAGTAAGTCTTGCTGTTGATGCAGGACTTCTTGCTATCGTTCCTATCGAAGCCTGCGAACGAGACGATATGGGGTGGGCTGGCTCTAATGGTTCCATCTGGGGCACACAACCTAGCCTTGAAGTATGGGTTGATGGTGATTATGCTGTTCAACTCAATGGTGTTCGTGATAATTCTCACATAGAATGTGATGAGTGTGAGCGCTTTTCAAATGGGCATGAAATGATGTATAATTGTAATGGTTATTTTGTCTGCTACATGTGCTATTGTTGCGAAGGTTGCCACGAATGTGGTGAATGTGCAAATGATGTGCGCGGTTGCCAGTGCGAGGAGGAAGAAGAATGAACACAAAAGGAGAATGGACTACAGGTTCGCACAGACTTCTGCGCGAACTTATGAAAGAGATGAAGAAGCAGGAAGATGATAGAGTCGATAAGACACTTGACCATCGAACGAAACCAAAGTTGAAAGTAGTGGACATGGAGACAGGCGCTACAGCCACTCTGTCTGCTGATTATGTAAGAGGCGCTGACTTTAATCAGCGCATCAGACAAAAGAGGCCGACTCGTTTGGTCGAGTCATTACTACTTGAGATACTTGATTTTAGTATGCGTGATTCTACTATTGAATACAAGAAACAGTTCTGGGAGAACTTCCGAGAATGGGTTGACCAAACAGAACTTGTGCAAAACCACCCCCTCTGGGTAAGTAAGCATCAGACACGCATCGAATCGATTGAAAACCTAATAGACAAAAACTTACAAAATACAATGACGCTTTGCTCAGGTAAAACACATCTGAGAAACATGGAAGTCGTGGAGGAGCGCCACGCGAAACTAAATCCTGACCTTGTTGAAGGCTGGGAAGAACCACTGGAGGAAGAAGAATGGACCCCTTGAAAGAACTGAATGAACTAGAGCAGCGAATACATCACCTCACAAATGAGGCAAAACATGCTGCTGACGAACGAGAAAGACTGACGAAAATGGTAGAATGTCAAACAGAAGACCAGCACTTTTGGTCGTTTGATTATACCTCTACCTTTGATAAGTTAGAGATATTTAGTGTTATATGCACACGATGTGGAACTAAAATAAACATCAATCAGACATACAAAGTATACGAGGAGGAAGAAGAATGAAAATGACAGTGCGAGAACTACTCGAACGCTATGCATGTTTGTTTGATTTAGTCAAAAATGCAAACCGCAATGGACTGAATATGCCTACTGATGATTGGGTTGATGAAATGCACCGTATCGAAACACGTTTCGTAGGAGCCTTGGGTGGCAAGGAGATGATATAATGAACGTATTAATAGACAAAGCATATAGAACAAGTGTAACGATAGAAGAGGCAATAGAGATTGGAAAGAAACTTGTTGCAGCAGAACAAAACACCTTGAATGGTGTAGCGTTATTACTATACAGAATATTCTGGCGTGAGTCTGAGGAAGACTGGTATCTCGCTGAGCCTACCCTTAGGTATCTTCTACAGGAGTTGGTAGAATGAAATGTAAAATTGGTGAGCATAACTGGGTTCCACTATCGAGTGGTATCTCGTATATCGCTTGGGATGGAGATACTCCGGTTCAATTTGTTGGATGGTATTGCAGTATTTGTCGCGTGGAACTTTCGACTTACACTAAGATTTTTGCAGAGGATATTAAGGAAGTGAGCGCATGAACATATTCGTATTAGATAAAGACCCAGTGAAAGCAGCGAGAGCGATGGACTGCGTAAGAGTGCCGAAGATGGTAACAGAGTCAGCACAGATGATGGCATCAGCCCTGCGCAGACACGGTGCTACTGACGAGCAGATGCCACTAACCAAGAGTGGCACACCCTACAAAGGTGGTTATCACCATCATCCATGCACAGTATGGGCTGGAGATAGTGAGGCTAACTTCGCTTGGCTTGCTCGCCATGCAACAGCCTTGTGTAATGAATACGCAAAACGATTTGGCAAAAATCATGCTTGTGAGCGACCAATACATTCGATGATTGGATTGATATTTTTGTTTGCCGACAAATACCCAAGTCCCAAAGCAGCACTTACACCATTCGCTCAGGCCATGCCTGATGAATACAAAGATGATGATGTAGTGAAAGCATACCGAGCCTACTACCACTCAAAGGTAGACAGCCCCGGTGGTGTCCACTACAGACATACATCTCCACCTGATTGGTGGGAGGTGAAGACATGAGTCGAAGAAAAGAAGGCATGAAAGAATGGCCTAAAATTATTGATTACTGGAAATCCTCACCTGTTTCTCATCTCATTAATTGGACTGGAGATATTAGAAACAAGAGGAATAAATCTTGTATGGCTTGTGGTTCCGGTGGTGGAACGTATTACAGTATAGACAGGTCACACATTCTTGATTATTCTTCAGCAGGTTCAGGTAAACCATCTAATACGTTATTGCTGTGTAGACTTTGCCATGGAAATACTTCTGCGCAATCGTATCTTGCACACTGGGCTTATGTTGTTGCCTGCTCAAGAGTTTACGACAGAGGAAGAGACATGCCTTACGAAATAGATTTCAAACCAAATAAGGGAGAACTATATGATTTTGATTTTGATTGTGCTCCTGAGGATGCTCTTCAAAGATACCCAATGGAATGTGAATTACTTGATAAGCATAAAGAGTATGAAAAAGAATACATGATTATATCTGCACTAAAGCAGGGTGGTCATGGAGAGGGATTTAGTTATGGTAACATGATGGGGCTTCACTGGCTTAATCATTATCTTAAAGTAAACGATGAAGATATCTATCATTTACTTTGTCTTACAGAAGAAGAGGATTGGAGTCAAGATATGTGTAATGATGACCTGACTCACGCAACATTGCGTTTTGAAACAATGAGTGATAACATAATTCCACATAGAAATATACGAAAAGATTTCGACCAGTTAGATTTTATGGGGAGGGTTATGTTTCATACACCAGAAGCAATATTGCGTAACCAAATTAGAGAATGGGAAGATAACTTGAAAGTTCTCGATAAGAAAGATGAGATGTATCAAGAAACAAAAACAAAATTGATGGGCATGAAAGAAAACATGAAAAAATTAAAACCATTATGGAAAAAATATGGATTAGATATAGAGGTGAAAATATGAACACAGAGGAAGACGATAGAACATCACTTAATGTGAGCAACGTGGCTGACGGATGGTGGCAATTAAACGATGGTGAAACGGGAGAGTTTCATGATATGACTGATAAAGATGGTAAAGTATGGAAGATAATAGGTTATGAGTATCTTAGAATGACTGAATTTCCTCCTGTTGTTTGCAAGGGTTGCGACCAAATGCTTGATGAAGACCAACTACTTCTGAGGCTTGAAGGAGGATGGTGGGTCATACCGCATAGTGCATGTATGGGCTTCATCTGGTATCGTGAAAGGAGAGTATTAGAATGAATTGGGAACCAAGTGAAGTAGATATTGAATGGACAGAGGCTATACTAGAGACACTAGAGCCGGGTAAATCATGGGTAGAAGGAGAAATGACTTTCTTTTGCACAGAAGATAAGACTCTATCATTAGTGTCTAGAACCGAGAGAGCAAAAGAGCCTGCTCGTCGTGTTGGTATCGTCTTAGAAAAATTAGGATGGAATTATTTTACTGATGATGTTGCTGTTATACCTGATGACCCCTTAGAAGCCATGGAAACTATGCAACAAGTTGCTTCTGAATGGGACTGTCCACATTGTAATGATGAGAGAATTGCTAACTTTGACTTAGAGCGTGCTGTCTGGAACAACGATGGGATGCATACAGCAATCACAGAAAATGGTGTGGAAGAGTTTCCTCGTTGGACTGTAAATGCTCACTGTCCTCAGTGTAGTGAAGCAGTGCCTTTGTCTCCAATCGACTACAGTCTTCTTGTTGGGGAGGATTCATTCTACACTTGGAACGTCAATAAATATACACTCAAGGCTATGTCGAGAGAAGATATTATCGACATGGTAGATAACAAAACAAATGTTGTTACTGATGTTATCGGCACAGAGTGGCACGATATGGCTGTCCCACCTCATATGCAAGGAACATTCGTTTCTATGACTCCTATCGATGAGGAGGAGTAAGAGTGGCTCGCCGTAAGAACAGCGAGAAGAAACGAGAAGAAGTAGCCGACCTCATTAAAAAGCACGGCCCCTTAACTGCAAGAGGTATTGTTGAGCAATGGTCTAAGTCGTTCATGCGCAATAGAGGTGAAGAGTCAAACAAGTTTAGGAGAAATGCTCCTACTGTAAATAGCCTAAGTAATCTACTCAGAAATAAAAGGTTTGTAGTAGTGGGTCAAGTCGCTGGGGGGACATCTTTGTTTAGAGATAAAGACGTTCGCACTGGTCTTACTTCTGGGCTTGTTAATATCTACGGACTCCGACAGGATGAAGAAGAGTAACCTGTTGGTCAACCCATGAGGTTGGATGAAGCGGCTACAGTTATTCTTGCTGCTGTGCAAGAAAGAGCCGTTCATCGCAAGGAAGACATCCTCTACTCATTTCTTGCTCCTCGTATTGATGAGATTGGAGAGTTCCTTTCACTGCTTTACGGTAGACCTTTACTCAAACCTGAGCATATTATGTCAGCGTTACATCGTAGCGTCGGCATGTTCCCAGAGGAGTTTGAATTAGTCGACGACGAAGCGTTGGTTCCTGCTCTTGCATCTGAATCACCTAACGAACCAGAAGAATCTATGACGATTCCTGAGGCTTTGGATGTAGTGCAGGCTCTTGGAGATATGAAAAGTCCACCAGACATCCGTGCTGTGTTTAAGAGAATGGGTAGAAACGATGCACTGGTCCTTTGGAATAGAGCAATGGGAGAGAAGCCACTCATACCCCGCACTCGTATCATACGAACATTCGGTCACCGATTAGAAAATTACAGTGCTGAAAGAATAAGGTCAGCCTGCGCAGTAGAGGAACTAGCCACGGTTCTGCGCAGAGCACAGCGTGGTAACTTACCAGAGAAGTTTTCTATCGAGCCCGGTTACTGTTTCAAGGGGCCATCTTACAGACAGTGGCAATACTGGACGAAGCCATTTGATGATACTTATTATGAGATACTAACAGGCAATAGATACATTGCTCACATAACACAAGGGAGACCTTATGTGTTCGATTGGTCTTGCTCAAGAGTCAGAGGTATCACACCCAAGATAGACATGAGTGTCGATTGTGTGGTGGAGATTGACCAGAACGGTGAAGTGACGACGTGGCTCCACACAACTGATGACCCAGACTTGTGGCAACAACCTCATGAGGACAGAAGCGTCTCTCCTCAGAGAGTCAAGGACAGCGACCACATGCGTCTTCTTGCTCAGAATCTCGAAAAGGGAGAAAGACTCCGTCTTATCGATGGAACCCGACCCTTTTTTCACAGTCAACACGTCGGAGGTTTTGTGATGCCACGACGTGTCTTTGAACTCCCCCTCCTCATTACAGGAGCACGCCTTCAAAAGAATGAGGAATGGGTGGAGTTACGCATTGAAGCCCTTGATGGATTCGACCCGAGTCCTGTAGGCATTGCTAATGTAAAGATGGAGAGCCTTCCCACTCTCCCTGCCTTTACTCACATTCCAAGAGTCTGGACTGATATCAGTCCACCACTCATAGGACAGTTCCACGCACTTCGTGTGGAACATGGGAAGTTACACGGGGCTTACCTCGTGCGCATGGATACATCACTGGGTTTCAGTGATGCCCTGCAACTATCAGAAATATTGGAGAGAGAACATGGACCTGAGTGATGACTTCTTCCTCGGGTGGCTTGCTCGCGATGCTCGCTTCCAAGCCAGCATTCACTTTTCCCCTAAGACCAAGTTGGGTTATACAATCCACAGAAAGGTCTACGCATCGATGGAGGATGAACCCCATCTCACCATGTGGTTGAGAGATAAGGGAATCAACGGGCGCATCCTCAGAGATAAGAAAGAGATTGCGCTTTTGCTCAATCTTCTACGCCCGGTCGCGCACGTAGTAAAAGATAGAGGCAACCTATCGCGCCTGCGTTTCACCATGGAGATGCCCTCCGCGCGAAAAATGACCCATGAGGATATCGAAGAATTCATTTCCGAATTCGATTCTCGATTTTATTGACTTATTATCATAAAAGAATAATATATATTATTGTATAATAATAATATAATAATATTGATAATTTCTAAAATACTATATAAATGGGGCGAACCGCATTATACTCCTGCTTGTCGCAGAGAGGTGATTGAATGAACATAGAACAAATGATTGGATATAACAATGAACACCACCCGATTGGGAAGGTCAGAAAGATGTTGGAGAAGGGCGAGGTGCCCGACCTCCTATTCACTGGACCTCCCGGTCGGGGTAAGACTGAACTTGCACTTGCTTTGGCTCGTGCTCTGAACGCCGAGATTCACGAGTTGAACGCTAGTGACGATAGAGGTATCGACATGGTGCGCACTCATCTCAAGACACTCACAACCACTCGCTCTCTCACACAGAGAGTGATTCTTCTCGACGAGGCTGATGGTCTCACGAAGCAGGCTCAAGAAGCCCTACGCCGAATGATGGAGACAGGAAACGCTCTCTTCATCCTTACAGCAAATAATGAGAATGCGATTATCCCTGCTCTAAAGAGTAGGTGTTACCATCTTGGTTTCCCTGCCTACACTGATATTCAGATGGGGGAACTCATCACGGGTGTGAGAGATGATGCAACCAGCGAGCAAAGACGCGCTGCGTTTGCTATCGCTCAAGGAGACATGCGTGTTCTCACAAAACTACTTCACTATAGCGACCCATCAGAATGGGTTGGACTTGTAAGAGATGATGCTGCATCAAACGCAGCACTCTCTCTTGCTGGGGGTCTCTGGGAAGACCTTCGCTCAGAACTACTACATCTTTCAGCACGAGGCTCAAACAGAGTATACATGCTGAAACAATTACACGATAAGGTCCGCGACATGGTCGGGGACGCAATGACTGTGGAGGAATTCCACACATATTCCCGCGTCTGGGGAGACGCTGTTTTGGCCGCACACCAATGGCCCATCGGAGACGAAGGGTTCATAGATTGGTTAGTGGGCACGATGGCTTCCCTCCACCGTGGGGTGAACGAACAAAAAAAAGGAAAAGGTGAATGAAAATGACCGGATTGAATGGAAATAAGAACGACGAAGGCGGACTCAGCACAGATGTGCTGGAACGCCTGCACTGGTGGGCCGAACTGCACGGCAAGACGGAGGACGAGGCGAAGGCCGACTTCCTGTCCTACTGCGCAGACGCGCTTGGTATAACCAGTGTGACTGACGAAGACGAGGATTTCATCCTCGACGCTGCGGAGACATTCGTAGTAGAGAAGCGTGTGATGACTTCAAGTGGAGCAAACACATCTGAACTTGTAGGAATGTTCCTTGGCCCTGAGCCAAAGGTAAGAGACAAGCGTGAAATGCAAAGATTGACTGCATTGATTGCTGCAAGGCAGAACCTCAACGAAGCAATTCAGAGTGGAAAGGTAGCACGAGCATTCGTAGAGAATGGAGTATGGATGCTAGAGAAGGCAAATGGAGTGGTCGCTTCAACACAAGACCGATTTGAGGAAGGCGTTGACCCGTGGTTCCTTGTTCGGGACAACGGGATGACTCTTGCTCTACTACAGGACAACCCAGACTGGGCACGACACGGTGAACCTATCGGACCTGTTCTATGGTCACGAGTATACAGGTTTGCGGGTAACACCAAAGAGGACCTAATGGATGATGTGCAAGTGTTGCGTATTACTGTAACAGGTAGCGATGTTGAATCTGTAAGTAAGACTGTTCGCATCGGTGAACCATGTCGAATTAAGGTGCGAGAACGTAAGAGTGTAAACCCCGGCTGGGAGGATTCCTACAGTGGGGCCAACAAGTTCTTCGACAACATTGTCTACACAAACGATTTCGTTGATGAGGAAGACCGTGGCCTACTCAAGCCTGAGACTTTCATGACTGCACTCGACTGCTATGTTGAAAACATGGTTGACTTGATGGATGTCTACGAGGATAAGTCTGAGCACATTGCTGGTATTGATAACAAGGTTGGACCTTTGGTAGTCATCAAAGGACGAGTCACAGATATCAATGCTACAGGATGGGACAGCGATTACGACCCAACAGGTAAGGATTACACCATGCGTGTATCCTCCTTTTCTCTACAACGCGAGTTCAGCAATAACATGTATCGACGCGAAGTTAGTGTGAGGGTTCACGGACATCTTGTTCAGAACAACCATGCATTCGACTTCTTGAGTGATGACGGATGGAAACCATACGCAGTCAAATCTACTGTGCTCATCTTTGGTCGCTTGGGCCTTAAGAGGAATGATGACGGTGATACACCTACAGTGAAGGCCATTGGTGTCTATGCTGTGCCTCGCCTATCAATCGCTGGTGGAGAAGGTGGTAACACAAGCCTCGGACAGTTCGGAGGCGGTCAGTAATGGCTGGTTTCAAAAACCTCAAGGAGAACCCTCCTGTAGAGGAGGAAGTAGTGGAGGAGGTGGCTTCGGCCACCCCTCCCTCTCCTACACCGGGAGGCTCTATCTGGGGAGAGATTCAGAGCGCGGCAAACGAAGTAATCGAATCTGCTGTCTTCTGTGGTATCATTGGACACGAAGGCACTTGTAAGACTGGAATCGTTCTTGATAGTATCAAAGATGATGAGAACATCCTCATCGTTGACTTCGATAATGGTGGGAAGACTCTACGGTCTTCTTACTACAGAGACAAGATGCATAACATCCGTGCGCTAAACCCATGGGTCTTTCAAAAGGGAACGAGAGATGCGGTTCACTATCCCAATACTCATCAGAGAGTTATCGATATCATGAACGAAGCAGTGGATTGGGCAGAGCGACAGAAGCAGCCTGACTACAGTGGACCTAAACTAGGGACTGTGCTTATTACGGCACTTGACCTTTGGGACACAGTTGCAAAGAACTGTATGTTCATCGAAGACCTCGGCACTGCACCTGATGGTATCGGGGCGAAGGTTAAGCCTCATGAGAAAGTGGGTATGAGATTCAACTGGCAGATTCGTTCTACCAGATTCCATATGCTCACGGCTCTTTGTCGTCAACTGATGAGTCAGGGTGTCCGCGTCTTCGTGGAGACTCACCTCAAAGAAGAATACGATGGTCACAAACCATCTGGTGAATACAAACCAGACTGGGAGAAGCAGATGGGCAACTACCTTCATCAGATTGTGTGCATGCACAAAACCCCTGTTCGTGATGATACAGGTGCTAAGACTGGAGAAGTTCGCTATGAGGCTGAATTCCACAAGTGGAGGACTAACTCTGACCTTGTAGACCAGAGACGCACAGTCATGGTCACTCAGACAGGAAAACCTGCGCAGTGGCACGGACTACCCGAACTGCGCGGTGAAATCTGATGGGAGCAAGAGTCAACATCAACGGAGGACTGCTTAAGTCCTTTCTCAGTGGCTTCGGTCCGGGGGTCGGTGACCTCCGGGCTGTTGCCCAACAGTCGACTCTCAGAGGAGGAGTGGGGACGCCTACACACCTACTGTATAGGTCCGAGGCGTGTGACGTAGAGGAGAAGGGAGAGATTCTCTTCTCTGATATCGACACTGTGCTATCGTTCCTAAAGGTGCAACCAAAGGAATCCTTTGTTCGTCTATGGCAGAGACCAGATAGATTACAGGTCTCTTGTGGAATGAGTAGCATCGATGTGCCTAGTTCTAATTACATACGCTCAGGTCTCAACATAGAGGATATGAATATCTTAGTTGAAGATGGAGAGAACGCACAATGGAAGTCCTTCAAAGGAAAGGCACTCAAGACATACTTCTCCACCACCTCTAAGTGGTTAGGGGAGATTGTTGGAATGCAGAAGGTTGTCGGTAAAGATATGATTTACACAACACAGTATGATTCGTCAGAAGGACAGTTCATTGTAGAAGCAGGCAAGAAAGGAGGAGTGCGCATGAGCGTAGCCACTGAACTTCATACACATGATGGGGAGGATTGCTCCTCAGTGTTTGGACAATGGCTCCCTGAACTTATGGCGACAGTTCCTACTGGTTCTGTAGATGTGTTCACGAGTGATGGTTTCATCATGGTTCTACGCCATGTGGATAAGGACTTCCTGTTGATTGCATTAGACCAAGATGGTGATTAAATGAAATGGACAATTACAACCTCAGACATAACACGCATAAGTAACGAGTCACATAGAGAATGGTTTTTCTTATCACGAAGTCCATTCACCGACCCTGATTGGAAGTTATTGATGAGCGTGATAAAACATCAGTTAAGAGAGCCCAATGGGTCCGATAGATACATATCGCATAATATTCAATTAGGTAAAACAGGAGTTATTATTCGTCTACCTCTTATGAGTGACTCATATCCTGATGAAGATTCACGTTATAACGAATTCATAGAATACATAGGAAAGATTCTACTTGGCCCATACGGGTTGAGTGAAAAGTTTGAGAACAGTTACAACCGTATTACTGTTCAATGGATAAATAGACGACCTAAACAACACATTACATTTGAAATTGAAGAGAAGGTGGAATAAAATGAGTGAAGAAGAGAATGAGATAGAAGATGAAGAATGTGATTGTAGAAACATCACATGGGAGAAGATGCATGAGTGCTACTATAGTCAATACAACAACCCTGATGCTGACCCGATTAATGGTTGGGCTTGCATCTGTTTAGACTGTGATGCAATACTTAGGATATCTGAGACCGACCCACTAATACACGACTGGGATGATTACTGATGATAGTAGATACAATATTTAGAGATGGAGAATGCCCGATTATTTATTCCCGATACAGGGATGAAGACCGTAACCTCATTGAGAAGAGGGAGGAGTTTCACCCTTACTTCTGGGTGCCTGCGGACACACCTGACTTCCGACTAGAGCGACTCAAGCGGTCGTTCCCCGGAACAGCCGTGCGCAAAGACATAACAGCAACAGGGTTGGATAAGACACCACTCATCAAGATTGAGACAGACAACCCATTCGACATTACGCGCATGAGTAAGTTCTTCGACAAGACATACGAAGCAGACATACCTTTCGTTGACCAATGGCTCATGGAGAATGTTCCTGAGATGCCTGACTGGAAGCCTCGTAAGTGGTGGTATGATATCGAATGCAATACAGGTGATGATAACTTCACGACAGTCATTGCAGTTATTGATAGCGACCTCGATATGCCTGTTGTATTTGCATGGGCTAACGAAGAAACCAACTGCCCATATCCTCTAACAGGGAGGAGCAGAGAACTACACCAAAGAAAGGTTCGTGATGTAGAGTATGAACTACATCTGTGTTTTAGTGAGAGGCAGTTGCATGATAATTTCATCGACTTTCTTCACGAAAGAGACCCAGACATGATGATTGCTCATGCAGGATGTTTCTTTGATATCCCACATCTTATCAATCGAATCAAGAAACCTAATCTCTTGAGTCCGTTAGGATTCGTGCGCAGACCCAAGAGAGGAGAGGACTCCTACTACCCTACCGACCAACCTATTGCTGGACGCTGGCAGTTTGATACTGCTGCTCGTGAAAAGACAGGAACTGGCTTTGAGCGAGTATGGAAAGACAGTGGAGGAGGACAATTAAGGAATCTAAAACTGAACACTATTGCAGAGGAACTCAAACTTGGCTCTAAGTTGACTGAGGAAATCGAAGGGATGGACGTTCACAATGGATGGTATGAATACTGGGGAGACTTTGTTGACTATTGTCTTCTAGATACAGAGTTACTCAGAGGTATCGATGAGGCTCGTAACGTCACAGATTTCTATGTTGAGATGGTTCGACTCTGTGGAGTCAGCATGCAGTCAACAACGAATGTTACAAAGTTCGCTCGTGGATTGCTTTCGCGCAGAACAGAACTCAAGTCTCCATCCCGAACTCATGTAGAGAAGGAGGAGTTGAAGGGTGCTGAATTTATTCTCAAGGACCCCGGTCTTTACGAGAATGTAGGTATCATAGATTACAAAGGAATGTATCCATCATTCATCACAGGATACAATCTATGCTATACAACAAAGAGAAGCGAGCCGGGACCGGGTATTATTAGATTAGACAATGGTTCCTATTGGGACCAAACTCAGAAGGGTATACTTCCTCAAGTAGTTGATTATCTGTTTGAATATCGTGGTGAGTGTAAACGACGAATGAGAGATGCAGAAACAGACTCAGAGCGTGCTGCGTGGAATACAACACAATCAGCAGTAAAGCGCGTCATGGCGAGTCTATATGGGATGACCGCGCATGTTGGATATGGATGGGCTGATGCTGATATCGCCCACACCATTACTAGCGAAGGACGTAGATGTATTCGTCTACTCGATAAGGTAGCAACAGATATGGGATACGAGACTCTCTATGGTTTCACAGACTCCGCTTTCATCAAGGTGCCTCAAGAAGAGGCAGAGGGCCTTGCTGAGGCCATCACAAAGGTGGTTCAAGAGACCACAGGCAACAAAGAATTGGTGGCTGAATTAGAGGCGTGGATGCCACGTTGGATTCTAGTCGGAGCAAATGCCTACGCTGGACGTGTTGCTTATCCTGTGGAGGATGCTGGAAAGGTCAAGAGTGCCAACTTCCTCAAAGGGTCTGCGCTGGCTCCAATAACAAAGGGCATTCAGAAAGATGTTCTGAATATGATATTTGATGGTGCATCTGAACAAGACATCAGAGAACATGTTCTTCCTATCGTGCGCAGAATCAAGAGTGGCGACATAGATTGGAAAGAGGTAACCATGAGCACAAGGCTTGGTATGCCCATCAAACAATATAAGACGTTAAGTGGTGCAAGCAAGGCTGCTGATTACTATAACAGAAACATAGCATACGACCCCTTCGACGAAGGAGACTCAGTGCAGTGGACTTATGTCGATAAAGTGCCGGGAGGTATGGAGCCGACAGAAACAATCGCGTTTCGTGAACCAAGCGAGGTCTCAGGGTTCACGTTAGATACAAGCACCATCATCGATAAGATGATTGGGGCTAAGTTGAAGGGTATTTACAAAGTGCTCGGATGGGACCTTGATGGGGCGCTTGGTGCTCCACGACCAAAGAACTACGGATGGTGGTAAATTGCAGAAGAAATTAACCCAATGGGGAATGAAAACAGGAACGACAAGACAGACGACAATAGACGAATGGAGTGATGGTAAATGCCCGGTATGAAAAGATGTGCTGTATGCGGTAAAGCGGGTCCACGACACCCAATATCTCAACTCTGTCGAGAGTGTAACAAGAGGTGGGGGTAATGTCTGACTTCGCGAAACGTGTTGCTGAAACTGCTGCGCGTGTAGTAAATCTGCTCAGAATTAAAAACGAACAGTATGGAGATAGTGTCCAACAACCTCTGCGCGTATTCTCAAAGTTAGATTCACAAGCAGGTATTCGTGTTCGCATCGACGATAAGTTGTCTCGTCTTGCTCGTGGTAACGATAGCATCGAGAGCGATATCGATATCGTTGACGACCTTATTGGATACTTGATACTACTTCGTATGATGATGGAGGAGGAAGAAGAATGAGCGACTATGATACAATAAAAGTAACCAAGGATAATTTAACTGAACTCTTAGCAAAGGAGGCTTATTACAGAGGCCGCTGTGATGGTTTGAAAAATCAACTGAGGGAACTTATCTCCTTCTACAAGAAGGGTCAAGGACCACACATATCCCGTGGAGTTGTTATCGAGAAACTAACTAAGATGTTGGGGGAAGAATAATGTTAGGAACAAAGTGGAAGAATAAACATGTAAAAACTATTGTTGAGATTGTAGAGGTCATAACAGAAAAAGACCCTATGGTATACGAAGAAGATATAACTGTTTTAGTGGTTAATAATATACGAGGTAATTACACAACTAAGTGGGAAGAAAGTTATTTTCTAAAACATCATACGCCTTTGGAGGAAGAAGAATGAATCGCATTTATCCTGATGGGTCTTCATACGCATGGACTCCTGAGATGGGAGAAGATGGTATTATTATTCGTATTAGTAAGTCCACACTAACTTCTACTAAGTGGTGCGCACAACAGATGTTTCTCAGTAAGATTCATGATGTTAAGCAAGAGATGCATGATTATCTCATTATAGGAGATGATGTTCATAGAGCCATAGAAGAATACTACGACCGTATTGATACAGATATGCTTTCAGACTTGCGCAAAAGTGCTCTTTCAGGCAACAACCGTTCTGTAGAAACAACACTGCGCGGCTTTCTTCCTAACAAAGAAGAACTAATTGAGGGACGACGAGAAGAAAATCGTGATGAGCCCTTCTATGAGCGCGACTATAATCTCAACATCGATTGGATGATGAAGAATGAAGTTGCACGTCTAATGATATCAGACCCTGAGAAGTTTATGCCTGTTGCAAACGAAGTTAGATTGGATGTAGAGACCGAAGTTGAAGGAGTGCCTGTTCGACTGGTAGGTATCATTGACCGAGTATTCAGAGATGAGGATGGAGGTCTTGGTCTTATGGAGTTGAAGACAGGTAAATGGAATCCGACTTACAAGTTATCTGATATGCGAATGGAGATGTCCTACTACAAGATGCTCATTGAAATGACTGACCCTGCTGTGCTTGTTGAGAAAGGTCTTACTGGAGACGTTACTCATTGGGGATGGCGTTACAGTGCAGCGGACCATATGACTTACGAGGAATGCAAAAGAGTTAGCGAGAGAGCCATGAAGGTTCGTCTTGGTAAGTTGGTCAAAATGTATCTTAATGAGCAGTTCGATATGGTTAACTCTGGAAGCAGAGAAGGGTGGAAGTGCTCTCGTTGTGATTACATGCAACACTGCCCACAGTTTCAAGCGGAGGCGAGCACATGAACAAAAGAAATGCAGTTACATTCCTATTAGAAGCAGCACTACAAGAGAAAACCGATATCAAGATTAGTGTTGAGTGGGGAGGACGTAACATGAAGAAAGGATACGTCATTGAGAGATTGCCAGACGCTGAGATATTCATCAGACTTGACCCTGACTACTTCGACGAGGAAATAGAAATTGTTGAGGTATGGGAGAGGTTATCGGTATGGATTGATACAGGTATGCCTAACCCAATTTCGTTACGAAAAGACCAAACAGAATATCGTCAAACTACTCTTAGAGAATACTTTCACGAGGAGGAGACATAATGAGTTTACTCACATTTGATTTCCCAAGAGAAGTAGGGCTATTCAGAAAGGTGGTCCACAGCGGTAATGAGATGGAATCGTATTGGTCCGCACAGAGAAACTGCCAGTGTTCTTACATGTCTGTATATGGATTCAGAGCAGTCAAACCCAACGGACGACGCGGTGAATACAACACTGCTATTGTGCGTCATTTTGTTATTGACTTTGACCGAAAGGAGAGAGTTAACTCACAAGTCGTTGATGTTAGTGGTGACCGCGTTCTTGAGCAAGTCCGACGACTCCATCAGATGTTGATGTCCAAGAATGTTCATCACGCTGTTTGGTTTAGTGGTAACGGATTCCACGTTTGGGTTCGTCTCAGCACTGTTCATCGCCCAGCCACAGGGAGCGAGGTCTCCCTCATCAAGGCTGCTGGGAAGAAGGTCGTTAATGGTTGGAAGAAGGACCTTGACCTCACTTGTATGGACCCCACTGTCCCATTTGATATGGCAAGGATGATTCGTATCCCGAATTCCTTCAACGCCAAACAACATGTCCTGCGATGGAGCGTTCCTTTGCGCAGCGAGGAGTTGCTTGCTTGGTCTTGGGACGATGTTTGTGAGCGTGCTGAGACATCGAGAGATGGCATATTCGAGTATGGCGATAACGGCATAGATATACCAATCGAACAAGTCCGTCGCGCCCGATTTGAAAAGCGGGTTGGAGAGACTGTGCACTTTGATACAATCAGCATGGATGGTATCAAGATTTTGCCGTGTCTAATGGAAGCAGCATGCCAAGTAGGGAGTAACCCTCCTCACAACGCACGCAAATCTCTTGCCATTTATTTGGCGAGTCGTCTACGGAACTTCCTACCTGTAGAGAGAACAAATCAAGAGATGCGAGAAGAGCATATAGAACGTATTACAAATTACATCACTACTCTACAATGGGCAGACTATGATGAAAGTCTAACACGATACCATGTAGCGTCCATCGTCAACAGAGGTTATCAACAACACTGTGCCTCCTTAGAGGCTGATGGGTTGTGCCTTGGTCGTTGCCAACTGTGGGATGGGACGGGTGACCTATGAAACCCCTCATCATTGATAGCAACGAGAGAGGTCCTCTTCCTGATGCTGTAGAGAGACACGCGCAGAAAATGAAACCCCCTGTTCCTTTGATACGAGAGAAACTAATCGTTGGAGATTACAAATGCGGCGAGTGGTATATCGAAGCAAAGACAGTGGGAGACTTTCTACAATCTCTAAGAAATGGTCACTTGATGAGACAGTTGGATAACCTAGATGCGAATGCATCGTTGTTCGGCGTTGTTGTCTGGGGTAGCATTGGAGATTATGTTGCTGGTGTAAGAGCCAGAGGCGGAGAAGGAATGACGGTTAGCAAAGCCACCAAGCAGGTCTCTGGTGGGTTAGCACGCATCGCTGCGGACTTTGGATGTCTCGTATATCGAGCACCCAACATTCTAGAAGCATCCTACTTTTTGGGTGCGCTTCATCAGAAGACCTACAAGGCTGCGAGTCGCCACGGTGCTCAAGCCATAAAGAGAGTCAGCACGAACGATGTTCGTTTTGATATGCTCAGAACCATACCCGGCATCGGACCGGAGATGGTAGACGCCATCCTTGATGAATGTGGTAGCATCGAGGAAGCGGCGTGCGCAGATTGTCTGCGTCAAGTGCCACGCATGGGTAAGGTTCTCCGAGCCCGTGTTGTAGAAGCACTAACTAGCGAAGCCCCAGTGAGGGTTGAGCGCTGAACCACCAGTTCCCCCACTACCGAACTGTGAATCTTCATATAGTGCACCCCTCTCGGAGGAGTTGTATTTATTGTGTGATAAGGTAGTGAGAAACCAATAAAGGTGAGAATAATGAGAGAATGGAACCAATACACGGCAGTAGAACGATACCCCATAATGCGGGAATATGTAGAGCGCTTTAGACAGACTTCGTTTTTCAACGAAATGGCTGGACTGATGTCGTTCTTCTTCTTGCAGGGACACACGGTGGTGGACTATGTCCGCATACCAGTGTGGGCGAGCGCATTAGACCCCAGAGTGCAATTTTTCTGGATACAACCAACGAGGACAGGTAAGTCCATCGCTTGGGAATTCATCGGTGAAGTAGCAAGACACGCAGACATTAGGTCTGATATCTTTACTTCTGGAACCGATGCAGGAATGATTGGCTCATTTAAGTCCTATAAGAACGACGACGGGTCATACACGACTGAGGAGCAACCCGGTTTGCTTAACGGAAAGAAGTTGCTAAACTTCGATGAGGGGAGTGTTCTCCTCCAACCGAATCCTAAGCAGTTCTTCCAAGAGGTCATACTGTATTTACAACAAGCAATGAATCCTGTTGGAAGTCACAGCAATACACTAACAAAGCACATGAAAGACGGAACTATCGAGACCGAGTCTCGTGTATCATTCTGGATTACAACTTTCCCTCCTGCTGGAGTAAAAGAATATGTGCTCACAAAAGGACTCTTTCAAAGAGTTCTGCTTCTATACTGTCCATGGAATAACGATATGAGAATGGAAGTATCCAAACGTCGTATGCGTGGAGTATGGGAAAGTAAGAAGAAAGGAGTTATGAGCACAGAAGAACTATCTGTTCATTTCAAAGAGGTAGAATCCCTTGTGCGCGAACACCTATTCGCTTGCAGTGAGACATTAGATGCAAAGATGTGGTCACAGTTTGATGAATCAATCAAAGAAGAACGAGAGGAAAGAGAGCGCCTCGTTAGAGCCTCAGCACTTGACCTCTTCAACAAGACCCCTGATTTTGACCTCAGTATGGATGCTGCGGTTGAGGAGTTCTATCATTTAGTGCATGGTATGGATAACAAGTTAGGTGATGTGGTTCTATCCTTCATGCCTAACTTAGAGAATTATCTGAACATCTTTGCTACACATCTAGTAATCATTGAAAAGTTACAGTTGAAGCAATCAGGAGAAGGGTATGATGCATCCGAGAAATGGGATATTACAGGTGAACACATCGACATGGCAATGGAGATTCTCTATGATGTGTTTGAACGTCTTATCATTTGGTTAGAAAGCGACCTTGAACTTGGTGCTGCTAAGGCTGAAAAGGTGGCTATGGCCTCTGCTTGGAAGAAAGCAATTGCATCCTGTAAGACCGTTGACCTCGGTGAGAAGAAAGGTGATGGTTGGGTTACTAAGAAAGAACTACTCAAAGTGTATGGTCGTCAACAAGAGCGCAGTGACCCTGTAGTTTACAATCACTATCGTAAGGCTAAGCCTATGATGAAGGAAACCAAAGTCAATAGTAGGACACATGTAAAGTGGAACGGTGAGGCAGAATAATGTGTCATATTTGTCGAGCAGAAGAATTACTCAAACAAAAGGAGGAAGAAGAATGAACATATGCCATAAAGGTAAATGTTTCAATCCTGCTCTGCGCGGCTTTCGTTATTGTCTATCTTGTTTACGAGGGAAAGGTGAGGAGGAATGAAGAATAAGATTTGTGACTCTTGTTTATGGGCATCTAAGATGCTTGGATATCGTATAGAATGTGTGTTCTGTAATCCACGGAGGAAAGACGAATGAAAGATATGGCTATTGATATTGAAACAGCGAACTTTTCGTATGAGATAGGAGGTTGGGATAAAACCCATCTCTTTGAACCTGTCGTAGTTGCAACATGGGATGGTGAAAACGCACATATTTTCAGCAAAGAAGATGTAAGAGTAGATGGTGCTATTATGCACCCACTTCATCCTAAAGAATTAGGCTCACATTTAGAGAAGCACATAGAAAACGGTGGTAGAATTGTGGGGCATAACATTCGTGGGTTTGATTTACCCATACTCAAAAATGCTCTTGACTGCCACTACGCTGGTGTATTACTTGGTATGAAAGAACCAATTGTTCTTGATACTGCGTGGAGTCTGCGCAAAATATCAGGTAACCGCATACCATTAGACGAAGTATGCAAGGCTACCTTCGGAGAAGGAAAAGTATCTATGAAATCTATAGACGCGCCTATTGCATGGCGTGAAGGGCGTTACGATGAAGTAGCAAAGTATTGCCTAGAAGACTGCAAGTTGAACCTCACCCTGTTTAAGCACGGGGTGGAGAAAGGAATGGTCAAGTCCCGAAATATTAACACGGGATTAATTGACGAAATAGAGGTGATTTGGTAATGACAGATGAAAGAAGCACAGGAAGAGAAGCACAGATGAGTAATATCACGGCGGCGGTGAACGTAGCAGAAACGGTGAGGTCAACGCTTGGCCCAGCCGGAATGGATAAATGTCTCATTGATGAACAAGGAGAGACCATCATCACAAACGATGGTGTAACGATTTTGAGGGAATTAGACACGGCTCACCCCGGAGCGACAATGATGGTTGAAGCAAGTAAGACACAAGAGGCAGCATGCCGAGATGGAACGACGAGCGTCGTTGTTCTAGCAGGACAGATGTTGGCATTAAGTGAAGGATTACTAAGAAGAGGAATACACCCGCGCACAATCATACGCTCTTTCAATATGGCAAGTGAAACCACTCTGGATAGTCTACCTAAAGCAAATGAAGTAGACATTAATCTTGTAGCATCTACTGCTCTAAGAGGTAAAGCCGCTGAGAGTCATTTACGATTAGCAGCAGACCTTGTTGTTGATGTGGCTGAATCCGTAGATGGTAATATGGACAGAGTTCGTGTTATTACACAAAGTGGTGGTTCTATGAGTGATTCTTATGTTCACAAAGGTCTTGTTCTCAGCAAAGGATTTGCAGCACCAGAGGTAGAGCATGAACACGAAGGGATAATTCTCATGCTCAACGGTGGCCTTGAAGGATTCAATCTCAAAGAGATTCAAATGCAGTTCACCGACCCCGGTCAATTGCAGTCCATCCAACAACAAGAAATGACTATGCTCGGAGGCATGGTGCAAAAAATTCTCGACTTAGGTGTTGGTATTCTTTTCGTCCGAGACGGTGTTCACGAGGCTATTGTTAAGGCGTTGGCCGCAAATGGTGTAGGTGTTGTCTCTCGATTACAAGAATCCGATATGCTCGCCTTAAACAGAATCACAGGTAATCCTGTCTATCACAGGCTGGAAGACCTCGATGGTGAACTTACACCCCGAGCAACATATGTAGAGCAAACTCGTATTGGTGACCTCGACTATGTTACAGTAAAGGCTGATGATGCCGATGTTGTTACTCTTGTTATCCGTGGTGCCACCCGTCAGACACTCGATGAATACGAGCGTGCGTTCGATGATGCACTTGGTGTTACGTGTCTCTATATGAAAGATGGTGGAGCATACCCCGGTGGAGGTGCTGTATTATCCAAGGTGGCTGGCGTCGTTCGTGAAAAGGCTACAGTAATTAGCGGTATTAGTGCGCGTGAAAGAATGTGTTTAGAAGCCTATGCTGACTCTTTGGAAATTATTCCTGCTGCTATTGCAGCAAACGCTGGAATGGACCCATTGGATATTGTAATGGAATTGCGCTCATGTCCTGACTCTTGGGGATTATATATTGACGAAGAAGGAATAGGAGAAGTCATGGATACAGGAGAAAAAGGAATCTACGAACCTGTTTCTCTTGTGCGCCAAATCATTACCTCTGCCACTGAGGTATCAACTTCTATTCTACGGATTGATGATATCATTGCAAAGAGGCCGCGTGCATGAGCATAAGCGGGATATTCTGGGAAATACTATTCCTATTTATCCTACTTGAAATATGCATGCTAGTTATTGATAGATTGCTAAGAGGAGCGTTAAACTTACCATCTGGTGAAGAGGAGTAACTCAACCGCTTGTTAAGTGCCAGAAGCCGCAACCACCGCCGCCAACTTGTTGGCATCGATATACAGAGATACGTTGACCTGATTGTTGACTCTGATAATCTGCTGCTCGTTGAGCGGCGGCTTGGTTTGAATACTTACCTTTGGAGGGTGTAGGGCAATCTCCTTTGAGCAACCGCCAAGCGAGGTCCATAGGAGGAGC